ATTACCAAATGTGACTGTAGAAGCAAGGTCATTGCTATCAACGTCTAGGGTAGCAGCCGCAGCAGCTGGGTAAGTCATGAAAATGTCTTTAGTACCAGATGCAAAGTCTACAGCAGAAGTACCGTTAGAGCCAGACAGTACTGTTGTACGGGTAAGAGTGTTACCTGTGTTCCACGTACCTAGTCCTACTTCCCACTCATCAACACCAGAAGCGGTATGCACAACAGCATAGTAAGTCGTGTCACCATTCGACATATAAGAGTTGAAGGGTTCAAAGGTAGCCCCTGCCCCACCTAGAGCAAATGCACCAGTACCAGCGGTAGTAGTCCCTTCTTTTACACGATCTTTAATGATGAATGCCATTGTGCAATACCTATCTTATGGATTAACTGATGCGGATTACAGCGTTACTTGCGTCTGCAGTTGGGAACACAATAGTGAAGTCACCGCTAGTTGAAGTAACAGTACCGCCGAAGTCAAACACTGCAACAGCTTTGTTGCCTTGTGAGACATTGTAGATGATTGCACCGTCTGCAGCAATACTCAAGTTAGTGAAAACTTCATCAGCGAAGTCTACAAAAACAGTATTACCAGACAAGGTAATGGTAGCACTATCAAGCGCCTGACCACCAGCAGAGTAGTTAGTACCTACTGCTTCATCTGAGTTGCCTGTTACGTCAGAGTAGTTAGTTGTGCCAACACCATAAGTGCCAGCTGGAGAAGCTTTGATCAGAGCAACATTAAGTGTGTCTGTATCCATGTCGTGAACACCCCCAAGAAGCTCTTGCTTGAAGCTGTTGCACATTGCAGTTGTAATAGCCATCTTGAGATGTCCCTTTATGTGTTAAGAAAGCACAAAGGGGCCAGCGTATAGCCAGCCCCAATGTTAAGCCGATTAAGCAGCGTTGTAACGTGCAGTTACAAGTGCTTCTGGGCGGAGGATCTTGCGACCGTACAGATGCATACCGCGAACAATGTCAGCGAATGAATCTGGGTCACGGTAGTTCTCTACCTTGTTGATCTGCTCAGCAGATGCTACTGCATCGTCTTGACCAGCTACGATAACACCGTAGTTGTCATCCTGACCAGTTGTACCAGAAGTACCTGCGCCAGTACCAGCAGCGGGAAGGTTGTTGGAAATGTATACACGGAAGCCGTGGATGTTGTTCATTACCAAACCGTTCATCAAGCCGGAACCACCGAAGTCTGCGTTCAACAGGCGGGAGTCTTCGTCTTTCAGAAGCTCTGCAAACACTGGGTCTACACAGATCCAGCGACCACGTGAGTCAACATTTGCTACATCCATCTGACGTGCCATACGTGAGATAAGCTGCAAAGGTGAAGCAGTAGTTGCGGAGAACGAAGTCGCACCAGGCAAACGTGGAGCCAGTGGGATGGAGTCACCTGTACCACCGGAGTCGGCAGTTGTGATGTTGTTCATGTCACCGATAGTCAGGTGGTTTGCTGTGAGCAATTCACCAGTCAAGTTACCAGCTGTGTCATGCTGTGCATCACCAGAGGTAGTTGTGATCAGAACACCAGCAGTGGTGTGACCGGACAAGTAAGACAAAACGTCTGCGTCCATGGAGTCAGCCATCTTATATGCTGCGCGGTCAGCGGCGAGGCTAACGTAGTCAACATTGGAGAACTGATCTTCGATGTCATCCATTTTGAATGCGAAGTAGTTGGCTTTGTCGATTGTCAGAGAGAAGTCTTCATCGTTCAACTTCTCAACAGAGATAGCTGTGTGACGCTGCAGAGCGTTGACAGTTACATCTGGTTCTTTCTGAATGCGAACCACATCGCCTTGGTTGGCGATCTCACCGAAGTAAGAGTTGTTTGTGATTGCGTTAGTTACAGCTGCCTTACGAAGGGCAATCTGTGCTTGTTTCGAGTAGATAATCGGGGAGAAGTTCCCGTTAAACCCACCGCTTGCGGAAGTAATAGCCATAATAATTCTCCTTATAGATATGGCGTGAGGTTTTACGCTACATACCAACTAAAGAGGCTCTTCATAGTAGGGTGGTCAGCTATGCTCTAAGGATGGCCGTCCGTTGAGCGCTGGGCCTATAGTCTGAGGTAGTTCTTTGATGTGGCTTTAGCTTAGTGAAAAGCATGTACAGGCAGTTTATGCCTGACACTGTACATACCTATAGTTGTATGCATCTTTGCTAAGATGTCAACTATTTCTTTGACAAATCGTAAATAAATTTGCCGTTACGTTGAGCTTCCATAATTTCGTCTGCTCGTTTCTCGTATTCCTTGATAGTCATCTTAGCAACCTGTGACTCACGTAAGTAAGATGAACTGTCTTCTGGCTCAGGTGCAGCAGAGCGTTTGCTCTTAACTGAACTTGCTGCCGCTTTATCTGAAGTGCTTGATCTCTTTGTAACAATACCAGTATCAGCTTTGTATAGGTCGATCACACGGGCTACGGACTTAGCATCATCTGTGTTTTCGTAGAGAGCATCCTGTACCCACTTAGGCTGGTTATCTGCCCATGTATGGAAAGCATCGTCTTCACGGATAGATACAAAGTCAGGATGGATCTGCGTTAGCTCAGCTTCTGCCTTTTCACGTTTTGCTGTGGAGCGTAGTGCTTCAATCTCTGCTAGACGTGCATCCAAAGTAGATGACTTCTTGTCGGCTTCTTTCGCAGCAATAGCTTCTACAATACCTGCAATGTCTGGGTATTTCTTAGCCCAAGCGTCAATCTCTTCTTCCGACTTAGGGAGTACAAGCTCATTCTTTGCAGCAGCTTCTAGTTGCTTCTCTAGCTTATCTAGCTTAGCAGTGAAGTCTTTCTCTTTCTCCTGCATATGTCGGCGCAGATCACCGTACCGTTTCTTGAAGTTCTTCTCTTCACCACTCAGTTCAGCATCGTCTTCTTGTGCTTCAGCTTGTGGTTCTTCTTCTTGTTCGGTACGACTCTCTGCCTGAACTTGGGGTTCGCTAGGCTCTGAGCTATCGGGTTCCGCTTCAACAGCCTCTTCCGTTTCATCTGTATCGCCACGTGCTTGTTTCAGCAGTGCCTCTAGTTCTTCTTCATCACGCTTAACACGTGCTGCGTTTCGTTGGTGTGAAGCTGATGTAGTTTGGATCAACTTCGTTTCAATTTCCTGAGGCTGTGATATCATGTTATACTCCTTATGATGGGGCCAGCCTTAGCTGGGTAGCCTTATAGTTATTGGATAGTTTGTAGTTACTTCTTCTTGCGTTTCTTCTTAGAGGCTAGACCGCCATCCTTCATGCCATACTGTCCACCTGCACCGACTGTTGCACCTGCTGCTTTAGCTGCTTTATCAGACGCAGATTCGTAGCTAGAAGGTGCTGTGGAACGCCCTATCTCTGCGATACTTCTACCAGAGTCATTAGATCCTTGTTGGATATTAGCAGAACGCTGACGTGCCAACTCTGCCTGTCTAGCTGCGGCTTCTTCTTTCTCTCGTCTAACCCTAGCTGTGCTACTCATTGCAGCAATTCTTTTGTCTAGATCATCTTGTTGTTTCTTTAACTCTGCTTCACGGGCTTGCTTAGCTGCAGAAACAGCATTTTCCATCTGTGTTACAACCTCAGGGGTTATACCTGTATATGGGGAATCTGTTTCTACAGGCTCAGGTGTAGGTGTGTAACCAGCGGTAACAGGTTCTATTGCTCCTACAGTAACTACCTCTCCTGGTTTTACTTCCTCTTGTGATGGATTGCTGTTTAAATCTTCTGCCTTAGCTTTCTCAAGTGCTGCGGCTTCTTCCTCATTCTCTGGGAAGAACTCATCCTTTAGTGCACCGAACACACGTTGGATCAAACCAGGTTTTTCTTCTTTAGATGCTTTTAGCAAACCTTCAAGAACAGCTTTGTCTGAAGTGGAAGTAGCTTCATCCTTAACCCTACGCTCAATCTCATTCTCTAAACGTCTTGCGCTATCCATCATAGCACCCTTGATGAAGAGACCCATGATGGGGTTTATAGCACCAACAGCAAGAGCTACTCCAGTCATCTTAGAGGACTGCTGCTCT